GTGAACTGCCTTGACGCAACTGTGTACGGTCCCGCCTCGAACCAATCAAACAACCGGGTCATGATGCTCTGGATATCCGTTTCCGTAGCGCCGATGGTGATGGCGTACTCGCGGAAAAGCGGGGCCAAGACGTTGGCGACCTGCTGGATGAATGTGTTCAGATTGCCACGAGCGGCGGCAAGTGCGCCCGTGCATTCCCCCGCGAAGGAGGTGTTCAGGATCGTCGTGAGGGCGGATTCGAGCGAGAGATAGTTAGGAGTGGCGGTCCCCGCCCACTTCCTGAATTCCTCGAAGATATGGACGGCGGCAGAAATCTGCGCCCGACATTGTGCTTCCGTCGCCATCGAATCCCTCCACGGCTACGTTACTTCTTCGCCGCCGCCAATCCCATCGCCTCTTTCATGATGCTGGGATCTTCCCGCATCGGGATCATGTAGAGGTAGTCAGCCAGGGGCGCGTCGGACACGTCCGGCGTGAATCCGATGCTGCCGATCTCAAGGATGTCCCGACGGCCTCCTGCATTCCGGACCACGCGCTTGGAGACAGCGGCCTTGATATTGCTCACCTGTTCGTCGGTCAAGAACACCATCTGCCCGTCTTCGTGGGAACGGACGGTTTCGCCGCCAACCTGTTCCACCCGTTCCGTGTAGAGCGGGAAGCAGATTCCGGCCACGGCGTAGTTCTGGCGCGGGCAATCGGGCTTGGTGCCGATGCGGTATCGCTTCTCGGCGATGGTTTCCGGCGATACCTTCGCAGGACGCGGGACCGATGTCATCAGGTCCATCACGGGTTCCTGCTTGGCAACGGGGACCTGCGGCTTCTCCGCAACGGCTGTGTCTTCACGCACCATGACTCACCTCCTCTATAGCCTTGCGACCTCCACCCGGTCGTTACGACTACGCAACGTGAATAAGCCCGTACGGAACGGCCACGCCCGCTGAACCCCTCGACTCCCACTGGATGTACTCCGTGCGGGTGTCGCGGGTCGTGTCGGAGTTGTCGCTCGTGGCGAAGTACTCCTGGAGCGGCTCGCGGGTCTGGCTGAACACCGACTTCTTCCGCGCCCCGCGCAGCGCCACGAACCACGTGTTGTCCGTGATCCTCTGCGTGGGCCAGAGCTTGACGGGGATACCGCTGTCCATGATCAGGTTCGTGACTCCGGCGTTCGAGGTCGCGGTCGTGATCGCCTGCGCGTTCACGCGCTGGAGGAAAGCTCCGTTGAAGACCTCGATGTTGACCGGGTTGAACATGACCACAAGGCCCTTTTCGATGGTGGGATCGTCCCAGAGGGGCTGTCCCTCCACGTCCTGGAACCGGCGATACCGGCTCAAGCACGTCATGAGGTCCGTCCGGATCGCGGCGGCGGACGCCACGCCGGAGGTCGCCACGATGTTTCCGCCGGTCACGCCGAACCGAGCCGCGCCCGTGGGACCGGTCGCGGAGAAGAGCGCCACGCCGTCCGGAGACAGCGGGATGGCGGGCAGGAGGTCCGGATCAACCGTGCTCATGAGGATTTGGAAGTACAGCCGCTCTTCCAGCGTCGCCCAATGGCCGCCCGCGTCACGCGCCCGGTCGAGCAGGGACTTCGTGAGGTCGTCCAGCCGGTCGTCCTTCGACCACTCCACGCGCCGCCCCCACCTGTAGTTGGTGACGGAGAAGGAGCGGGATTGAAAGTTCTTGCTGGCGATGGTCTCGCCGTCCGGCCAACGCTTCGGGTACGGGGCCGTCTCATAGTAGCCGTACCATTCCGTCCTGCGATCGGACGGGATGGCAAGCTCCATGACCTCGGCAAGACGGGACTTCATCTCGTCGTAGGCGATCTGCCACATGTCCCAGAACGCCGTCTTGACGAACGTGACGAGCTGGGAGCCAGTAATGACCGGATTAGGCATGGCTATTCTCCTTCATTCCTTCCTTTGTTACAGTCCGAGTTCGCAAGTCACGTCCGCGTACAGGTTGAGCAAGCCGCCCGTCATGGCGGTCCCCGCCGTGGCGTCGGCCCCGATGAGCGAGCCTTCCGCGACCACGTTTCCGGCGGTCACGGCGGTCCCGGCGAGTTTGGTCCCGGCGATATCGCCGAGCGCCCAGGTGATGACCCCGCCCGTGGTCGGCGTCCCGCCGACGCTCAGGCTGATCGTGTTCGTCGCGCCCGCGCCGGTGCCCACGATGGCGACGATGCCATAGACGCTGTTGATGATGGCCGCATGGGGGGCCACAAAGCCCGTCAGGAGGTTGATCGCGCCGCCGATCACGCCCGTCACACAGCCGATGTGCCACGTCTGGCGGATGCCGCCGGAGAGGGCCAGCACAGCCAGTTCCGCCACGCTGAAGAACAGGACATCGCAGGCCGTCGCGGAGCGGAATCGCACGATCATCCCGACGGGGATACCCACGGTCGGCTTCGTGAACGTGAACGTGCCGTCATCGCTGGCGTAGACCAGGCGGCCCACGTCGGCGAACGTCCCGGCGAGGCCCGTCACGGCGATGTTGATGACGATGCGCTCGCTGATGTCGATGTCGGCCTCGGGGATGGGCGTGGAGGCCGTCGCGCCGGTCTTCACGTCGCCGAGCGCCCACCCGAACGGGATTTGTCCCGCCGTGGACGCCCACGGGAGGCACCGGCCCCGGGAGGTCGCGGTGGCGTGGTTTCGGGAGCCGACGCCCACGTAGGCCCCCGAGTACAAGACCGCCGCGTTGACGATCTGCGGGGACGCCTTCTGCGTGGTCCGGGTCTCGCGCTGCGCGTTTGCGGAAAGAGCCATCTTCGTTACCTCCCGTTAGCGCCCGTCTTCAAAACGGGCGCGATCTTCATGTTCACTTCCAAGAACCGCTCACGGCTCATGCTGATGGGGATGCCGTGCGCGATCGACAGGTCGTAATCTTCGGAGAGCTTGCGGACCTTCTCCAGGTCCTCGGGGCTGGACGCCGCGAACTTGGCGATCTCGGGGGCGTCCTGCTTTTCGGCGGGGAGCCCGGCGGCGTCGCCCTTCCTGGGCGGGTCCTTCGGGACCGATTTCTGGTAGCGCCCGGTGAAGGCGTCCAGGAGCTTGCCCGAGTCGTCGGCCTCGGCGAACTTGAGCATCTCGGCCCGCACGTCGTCGTCGATGTGCCATCCCGAGAGCTTTTTCTCGGCGGCGGCGACGAGCGCGGTCACCTTGTCCTTGTGCTCGCGGGCCGTGGCCCCTGCCTTGAGCGCGGCGATCTCCCCGGCCTGCTCCGCCATCTTGATCTTCAGTTCTTCGGACATGGTTTCCTCCGACAATTTCGATCTCTCGTCCTTCGGCTGATCGACGGGCTTATAACCCGTCGTCTTTTCCTTCTCCGGGGGGGCCTCGGCGTCCGTGGCTTCCATGCCGTCCATCTTCCCCTCGAATCCCTCGAAATCCATGTCGAAGACCGGGTGGCCCGTGCGCTTCGACATATCCATGAGGTTCCGATGGAGGATTTTCAGGCACTTCATATAGACGGGGTGGACCTTCTGGATGGTGTCGTCCGCGAGCTTCTCGCCCGACTCCTTCGTGCCTTCCTTTTCCTCTTTCTTCTCGTGCTCGTCCTTCTCGGCCTCGGCGAGCTTGGCGGCGGCCTTCGCTTTTGCCACTTCGTCACCTCCATCGAACTTGAAGAGGGCGACCGCGCCCTTTCCGGCGGAGAACATCGCCATGGCGGGAACGGCGGTCTGACCCCGCTCGAAGCGGATGGCTTCGGTGGGCCGCTGCTTCAGTTCCCTGCCGATGGTGAGCATCTCGAACCGGAAGAAGGGGGCTTCGTCCTCCAGGAGCGCGCAAGAACTGATTTCCGCGTTCGTCCAACGGGCGACTTCGACCGAACGGTAGGGAAGTTCCCCGGCCTTGATCTTCTGGTAGACCTTGGCGGGGACATTCAGGAGGTCCGCGAAGACCGCCCAAATCTCCTTCCCGAGATAATTGAGTTGGCCCACGCGCTTCGGGAAGAACGTCCCGGCGCGTTCCGTCTTGGCTCCGGAGTCGTGATGGTTGGTGTGCAGCGGAGCCCAATACTTCCCATCGCGGAGCTTTCCGGCCTTCTCCACGGCGGCCTGGAGCCACGCCTTGCCGATGGGCTCTTCGTTGCCCTTGGCCCCGGCGGGGAGTTCTCCGAAGATGGGCACGTCCAGGACATTGTAGGTGCCGTCCTCATTGGCGACCGCCGTGTAATTGCCGCCGGGGATTTTGCCGTCCGCGTCGCTTAGGCGGGCCTTGTCAGACTTCATATGACAAGAGATACGGCATGAAACGGCGGGATGCAAGGGGGGTACTTAGGTCTACTTAGAAGCGATTACCTCTTTTTCGGCGGGAACGGCTTCTGTTCCTGCAACTGCTCTTCGATGACTTCCATCCTGTCCTCGATGGCGCGGCGGATGAATCCCATCTTCGTCGCGCCGAGTTCGACGGTCATCTTGTTGAGGCGCTGGTATTCCTCATGCGTGAGGTCCACGGTGACGCGAGTGAATTTCTCCGGGCAGTATGATGCCATTCTGTTACCCTCTCATGTACAACATCCGATCCGGTCTTCCCATTCCAAAACCCTTGTCGGGATGCGCCGCGCCGAACGTCGCGGGCAAATGGCGGATGACGCGTCCGGCCTTGTCGAGCAAGTGCCGCTGTTCGAGTTCGTAGCGGTCAACGAACCGAAGGGAGCACCTGCAATTGTAAGAAATTGGGGGCGTAAATATATTCCATATCGAATCCTTCGTCCCCGCGATGAGTCCATGTGCGGCCAAGTGATTCGGGCGCGTGTTCAGGTCGTGGACGGCGACGTACTCGAACGCCGGGATAAGATCGGCTACTTCAGGGTCCTGCGACTGCTGGAACTGTCCCGCGCTGAAGGCGGTCGCGGCATTCGTGCGGAAGACGGTCTCGCCGTAGGCGCGGGTCCATCCGCCCATCTCGGCGATGACCCGGCCCGAGTCCGAAGGATCGAACCCATCCTTCAGCATGGACGATACCGTGTCCTGTATCTTCCGCGTGAGCGCGAGGTCAGTGGACTTCGCCAGCGCAAACGCATGGGTGCGGGAGTAGAGGTCCGCCACTTCCTGCCATCCCTCCGCAAGCCGGGGTTCGCGGTCGATGATATCCTGGATGGCTTCCTTGAACGGCACCTCACCGACCTGGATTGCGATTTCCTCCTCAGGCTCCCCGCTCGCGGTCGTGGCAAACGGCGGTGTCCCGCCGCCGCCCGCCGCGTCGAATTCCCTCCACGTCGCGGCCCGGCCCATGAGGTCGCTCGCGGCGAGGATGGAGGACAGCTTCTCCGCAAAGGCATCCCGCGCCTCCGTGTAGACGGCGGGATTGCCGTCCAGGATGGCGAGGGAAAAATCCTTGAGCGACCGGACGAGCCTGCCTACGGAGCGGTCGTAAAACCGCCCGAGCGCCTTTTCGGGAAACGCCCGAGAGTGCGTGGTCGTCATGTAATCAACCGCAAAGGCGGTTTCCTCTGTTGCTCCATGTTCGCAAGGTCCTGCTTTGTGGCGGGCACCACGTCGGGGTTGCCGCTGGGGTCCCAGACCTTGTTCAGCCGCTTCTGCGCCTCCGTGGTCGCGGCGGCGATGAACGTGATCTTGTGCGCGGGCACGGCGATCTCGTCGTCCGGCTCCAGGATGCCGAAGGGGAAGAAGAAGTACGACATCATCTGGAGTTCAAGCCCCTTCTCCCCGCGATTCGGGCGCATGAGCGTGAGCCGTCGAATCCCCACGCGCTCCGGGGGCGAGGAGGAGAACGTCTTCAACACGTCGTCCAGAATCTCGAACGCGCAATCCCCGAATCCCTCGATGCTTCCGACACACCATTTCCAGCCGTCGTTGTCCACCGGTCCACCTCCTCCTATTCCTTTGAAAGGTCCGAACCCTTTGTCACCTCGGGAGCGCCGATCTTGACGAGACCCTGAGCCTTCGGCGCGAATTTGCCTTCCTCCGTTTTCGGATGCGCGAGATTGAATCGGGGGTCACCGGGCTTGTCGATCTTGGAATCGGGCGAACCCGGAGAGCCCGGTCCCGTCTCCGTGAACATCCCCTGTCCGCCGAATCCCTCGATCACGTCGTCGTCCTCCTGCGGGGGCGTGAACCCGATCTTGCGGTAGACTTCATCGCGGCGCAACTTGACGCCGCTCGCCAGCACCGTCGAAATCACGCCCGCGTTCACGGCGGGGTCTTCGCGGCGCTCCTGGACGGTCTCGAAGGTCGGCATCCGGGCGTCGGCGAGGCCGATCTTGGCGAAGGCGGTGCGGTTCACGTCCCAAAAGAGCTTGACGAGACACCGCGTGATATCATCATCGAGTTTGTCGCGGTCGAACTGAACAAGGGATTCATGCACATCGCTTTCGACTTGCGACCGCGCCATCGAGCCCTCGCGCCCGCCGCCCCCGAAGGGCAGGGTCGCGCCCAGGATGAGTCCGCGCAAGGCATCGTCGAAATACTGGAGGAACTGCATGACCATCGTGTGCCCCGTGCCGGTGCGTTCGATGACCTGGACATCATCGTTCTTGTCGAAGACCTGGACCGAGCGCGCCCGCATTTTCTTGAGCACGTCCAGCACCGCCGTCTTCACGGCGTCGTTGGAGCGCGTGGGATCGCCCGCCCGCAAGCCGTCGATCTTGGCGATGGTGGTTCCCTGCGCCCACCGCTCGACGCCCTCGACGCCTTCGCGGAGCACGATGGATTTCATCCAGTAGTAGAAATAAATCGCCTCCAAAAGTCCGCGCCCATAGCCGAGCCGGGCCTCCTCGTCATTGTAACGGCTTTCGACGAGCCATTCCGGGTGCGTGATCTTCTCCCACACGCGGCGGTCCACGCTGAAGAGTTCGAGGTCCACGCGGGACTTCGGCGAGCCATCGGGCTCCTGCATCCGTTCCACGATGTACCGGAAGCGTCTGCGGTCGATGTCCTGCAATTCCACGGGCACCCACCAAGACATTTCCTTCTGGTCGCCGAGGCGGATGTGTTTGCGCTCGCCCCAAATCCACGAGTACGACCGTCCCCGGATGACGGCCTGCGCGAGTTCGTAGCGTGCCTCGGTGAATCCGGTGATGTTCCGGAACGCCTCCTCCACGATCTTCGCGGCCTGCTTGTCCTCCTTCGCGTCCGAATGCGGCATGATCCGCCACTGACGCCCGGCGACGCCGTGCAGCCTCTGGTCGATGCTCTGGGCGATGACGGGATCGCGCCTCACCTTCTCATAGGGATCGGGTTCCATCGCCTGCGCGAGGTCGATGTCGTAGATGCGCCAGCCCGCGCCGTAGACGGAGGATAAGGCATAAACGTAGAGGTCGCCGGTGACGTTTCTGTTGGCGTAGATGGGGACGGTCATGTTTTATCTCCTGACTCCGGTTTGGGCACGGTGTTGGACGGGAATATCTCGGGTATGCCCGGGCTGGCCCACTCCAAGCCGCAGCATTCGCAAACGGCGGTCGTAATGCCTCTCCTTTTCAGCGGCCCGCACCGAAACGGGCAGCACCCCTCCGCCAACAAGTAATAATACTCGTCGCGGGTTTCGTCAAGGGCCATTCCATGCAAGGTCAGCGTCAATTCCAATTCCTTCCGCTTCCGATCCTGCCTTCGTCGCCCAAAAACGGCGACTCCTCCGCCGCCGTCTGTCCCATGAAGTTCCTCCAGGGGTCGCGGTCCCTGCGGGTCATGGCGGCGATGCTGTCGGGGGGGTCTTCCTCTTCCTCTTGCAGCGTGATGAGCGGGCTATCGTTTGCGCCCCAGAGCGGGGTCCGGCTCCACGCGGCGACGGCGTAGGCGAGCACGTCCACCTGGTCGTCATGGGCGGCGTTGGGGAACGTCAACAACTCCTGCTCGAAGGCCCCGATCCACGGCGCGTACTTCGGAAACCACACCATGCCCTGTTCGAGGGCGGGGGTCGCGGCGAGGAGGCGGGTCATCTTGTCGCGGTCGAGCCATTCGCGGGGCATCTGGCGGACGGGGAGGCCCTTGCGGATCATCTCCTGGACTATCGCCAGCTGGAATCCCGCCGGTTCCGGCCATAGGTGGAACACCTTCCACTTGTCCACGGCGAAGGCTTTGACGGCGGGGACGATGTCGGGGCCTTCCATCTTGCGGCGCAAAAGATCGAGCAGGGCCATGCGCCGCGAGCCGTCGCGGGCCACGCCCCAGACCGCGCACACGGTGAAGTCGGCTTGATCCCGCAGCGACACGGCGAAATCGACCGTGGCGAACCGGAACAGGTGCCACGGCGTCAATCGGGTCTGGTCGTCGCCGAAGGCGATGCGGTCCTCCTGGTCGCGCTTCCAGTACCGGAACCACGCCTTTTTGACGATGCCGCCCGCGAGGGGGGCGGGGTGCTGCTGGAGCTGTGATGCCGTGGCGTAGGTGCCAAGCTCCCGCTTCAGCTCGTCGATCTCGGGGCGTCCGAATCTTTCCGGCCACAGCAGTTCCCCCTCCACGGCGCGGGGGTCGCTCCATCCTATCGAGGTCATGGGTTTGGCGGGGGCGGCGTCGGGCTGGCCGGGCATGGTCGCCACGGCGCGGGGGCATTCGTATTCGGCGGGGAGGCACAAGTGCTCCCACGTGCTTCCTTCCTTCGACAGCAAGTGCCCGGTCAGGTCGCGCTCGTGGATGCGCTGCATGACGATGACCTTCCGCACCGTCTTGGGGTCGTTGCCCCGCGTCGTCATTACCGTGTCCCACCAATCCAGCGTCGCGTTCCGGACGGCGTCGGATTCTCCTTCGGCGACGTTGTGGGGATCGTCCGCCGCTAAAATTGAACCCCCTTCTCCGGTTATTGAACCTCCGACGCTCGTGGCGATGCGATATCCCGTTTTGTCGTTCTCGAACTTGTCCTTCCGGTTCTGGTCGCCAGTCAACTGGAACCTGTCCCCCCACCGCTCCTGGAACCACGGGCTCTCGATGATGCGGCGGCACTTCACGCTGTCGCGGATCGACAGCGACAGCGCGTAGCTTGCGTACATGAGCCGCGTCGCCGGGAAACTGATCCACGTCCACACCGGCCAGAACACCGATACCGTCAAGCTCTTGCAGCTACGAGGCGGGATGTTTATTATCAGGTTCCGTATCTGAAGCCGCGACACCGCCTCCAGGTGCTCCGACAGCGCCCCCACCACCCATCCGTCGATGAACGGCGTCGCCGGTTCCACCACCGGCCACGCCATCCTGATGAACTTCCTTAGCGACAACCTCCCCAATTCCGATTCCGCCCGCAGGCGTTCCCGGCGGGCTTCAGCGGTCGTTTGCGGCGGCTGGTACGGCATCGGTCTCCCTCTTCTCCTCTTTCACTCCCGGCTCCACCGTCACCGTCGGATTCATCACCCTAAAATCCGCATTGACCACAACGCCATGATGATCTTCGCCCACGCCTTCTTCGCCCACTTCAGCTCCGCCCGCGTCAACCGGCGCGGTTTCATCTTCGGGCCACGTCGGGCGGTACGCCGGGTCTGTTTCGTCTTTCTCACCCTCCACCTCCAGCTTCGCCATCAGGTCCCGGTACTTTTCCAACTCCTCCAGGCTCAATCGCGTAAGGTCCACCGCCACGTTCACCTTCGGCTGGCCGTTCCCGTCATACCCAATCCCCACCACCATCCCGCTCTTGTCCGACAGCAAGCCTTCCGTCTTCGCCACCCGCTCCACCGCTCGCCCCGCCACCTCCAATGCTATCGCCTTGTCCTTCAGGCTCGATCCCGGGTCCTTGAACACCCGCTTCACCTCCTCCATCCCCTTCTCATGCAAAAAAATCATGTCCCGGTACGTGATCGGCCTGTGCGCGCTCCTGTCCACCGTCTGACACGCTAAATACCCCCTCACCGCTGGCTTCTCCAATATGCGTCCCCCCTCCGTCGCATCGTTATACCCCGCACGCTCCGCCGCCCATGCCGCGTTCCCGCTCTTCCGGTAATACCGCAAAAACAACTTCTCCTTCGGCGTGATCTCCGCCTTCGCCTTCAAAAGCTCGCTCAAGACGTTCGCGGACATTAATAGAATCCTATTCCAAAAAACCCTAAATGTCAAATCGGAAATATGGGACCCTATGGGACCCGTAAATATGGGACCCTACCGCCCACAGAAAAAAGGGGACCCATGCGGGGAATATGGGACCCGTTCATCAGCGCAGGCGCGCACCCCCCCCCAAGGTGGTCGGGCTGGCCCCCACGTTTCGAGCCCCATCCCCTGTTCAAACTTCGCCGACAATTGAACCATCCCCTGTTCAAACTTCGCCGACAATTGAACCGCTCTTGCTGCTATGCGCTTGCGCCAGGGGCTGGGGCTGCTACTGTCCTATCCTCTCTCCCTTGCCGTCCTTCCCCTCATGTGCCAGCTATGCCACCTGCCCGCGTGCCATGATACCCCACGATAGCACGCCGTCTCCGTCCTGGCGTGTCCGCGCAATGTCCAGGACATAGCGTCCGCGTCTCCCCTCATGCGCGTCAGCCCATACTATGCAACATATCCACGCGCAACACATAATCAGCGCCGGAAATATCTTCCGCGAATAATCAGAATCCACTTGACATTATCCCGTTTACACGCGATAATATAAGTGTGGAGATTGAATCCGACATGCGAGCTGGCGCAATCCAGCATTGAAAGGAGACAAGCAATGAAGCGTATCCGATTTTACGTCCAGGAATACAAAAAGATTGAAGACGGTGAACATGCAGACGGAACACCATTTTATCGCATTGTGTTAGATCGCGCATATCCGACAACTAGGGAAAACTTCTGGAAGCTGGCTCACGGAGACGACAAGCACGTGTCGTTAGAATATGGAGCATATTACTACCGCAATGGAATCTAGGACATCCACTACGCGAGCTGGCGCATTCCAGCAAGGAGGGATTATGGGCAACTTTGACGGAGACGATCGCAGTATGTTCCAAGACCCTGGCGGGAGGTCTGCATTGCGTGCATCTAGCAGGCGCAATCCGCGAAACCTCCCGTGTCCTACTTGTGGCAACCCTAATCGGTTGACACCGGCAGACAGGGCAAAAGGCTATCAATGCGATAGTTGCGCAGACCGGGATGAGGGTTGCAGTTTTGGCATGGAAGGATAGGAGGGATTATGAGCGCAACACTTGTAGGTCGCAAAGAGCTGGTTTCCGCTTTGAGGATTCTGGGAAAGGTATCGCCGAAGCATACGTCAATTCCGATCTTATCCAACGTCAAGCTCCAAGCAAACGGGAAGTTTGAATTGAGCGCTACCGATCTGGAGTATTCCG